GCGGCGCGTGGCTCTACCTCTTCGCGATCCGCGGCGGCGGCATCGTCGTGGCGCAGGTCGAGCTCGCGGAGATCGACCGGCTCGAGCAGCTGCACACGCCCGGCGAGATCATCGACTTCCTGGGCATCTGGGACACCTGGGCCGCCGCGGCGTGACCCGTTCGACCAGCAGGCGTATCTTGAGAGCGTAGGGTCTCCGAAGACCCTCCCACGGGCCTCCGGAGGCCCTGACAACCGAGCAAGCCGTGTCCCGCGCGGCGCCCGCCCCTCCATCAGCTGAGGGGCCGGCGCCGCGTTTCGCGTTCCCCGCCCCGATGTCTCTCAGCCCCAAGCAGCAGCGCTTCGTCGCCGAGTACCTGGTCGACCTGAACGCCACGCAGGCGGCGATTCGGGCCGGCTACTCGGCACGCACCGCGGAGCAGCAGGGCCCCCGCCTGTTGGGGAATGTTGAGGTGGGCGAAGCGATCCGCGCCGCCCAGGCGGAGCGCGCGAAGCGCGTTGAGGTCGATCAGGACTACGTCGTCACGACCCTCACCGAGGTCGTCGAGCGGTGCATGCAGCGCGCGCCGGTGATGGTGCGCCACGGCAAGGAGTACGTGCAGCTGATCGACGACGAGGGGCGTCACGTCTGGCGCTTCGACGCGAAGAACGTCGTCGCCGCGGCCGCGTTGCTCGGCAAGCACCTCGGCATGTTCGTCGAGAAGCACGAGCACACCGGGAAGGATGGCGGGCCGCTCGAGGTGACGGTCACGCGCCGCATCGTGCGCCCGCAGGACCACGCGGAGCCCGCCACGTGACGGCGCTCGCCCTGGACATCGACACCCCGGCGGTATTCGAGCCGCTGCTGGCGCCCGCGCGCTACAAAGGCGCGCGCGGCGGTCGTGGTTCGGGCAAGAGCCACTTCTTCGCCGAGCTGTCCGTCGAGGAGATGGTCACGGATGCCGCGCTCCGGTTCGTGTGCATCCGCGAGTTCCAGAAGTCGCTGAAGTTCAGCGCCAAGGCGCTCATCGAGGCGAAGATTCGCGCGCTCGGCGTCTCGCCCCTGTTCACGGTGCTCGAGACCGAGATCCGCCGGAACGGCGGGACGGGCGTGATGATCTTCGCCGGCATGCAGGACCACACCGCGGACAGCATCAAGTCGCTCGAGGGCTTCGATCGCGCGTGGGTGGAGGAGGCGCAGAACCTCTCGGCGCGCTCGCTCAAGCTGCTGCGCCCCACGATCCGCAAGCCGGGCTCGGAGCTGTGGTTCTCGTGGAATCCGGACGACGAGACGGACCCGGTCGACCAACTTTTCATGCAGGAGCGGCCCGCCGGCGCGGTGTGCGTCCACGCGAACTTCAACGACAACCCCTTCTGCCCCGACACGCTGCGTGAGGAAGCGCGCGAGTCGCAGCGGCGAGACCTCGACGACTACGCGCACGTCTGGCTCGGCGGCTACAACAAGAAGTCGAAGGCGAAGATCCTCGCCGATCGCTGCGTCGTCGACGACTTCACGCCCATCACCGAGGCGGCGCTCGTCGCGGCGCACGGTGCGGACTGGGAGAAGGCAAAGCCCGAGCTGCGCGGTACGCTCTGGGATGGTCCGTACCACGGCGTCGATTGGGGCTTCTCGCAGGATCCCACGACGCACGTGCGATGCTGGCTCCACGCGCGCCGGCTCTACATCGAGCGCGAGTCGTACGAGATCGGGCTCGAGCTCGACGAGACGCCCGCGCAGTGGCGCGAGGACGTCCCCGGCGCGGAGCGCTACGTCGTCCGCGCCGATAGCGCCCGCCCGGAGTCGATCAGCTACATGCGGCGCCACGGCTTCCCGCAGATCACCGGCGTGGAGAAGTGGAGCGGCAGCGTCGAGGACGGGATCGCGCACCTGCGCCAGTACGAGCGCATCGTGATCCACGCGCGTTGCGCACACGCCGCGGAAGAGGCGCGCCTCTACTCGTACAAGGTCGACCGCCACACCGGTGACGTCCTGCCCGACGTGGTGGACGCGCATAACCACATCTGGGACGCCGTGCGCTACGCGCTCGCGCCCCTCATCAAGCGCAGCTCCGCCACGGGGCTGCTCGACCACTACCGCCAACAGGCCGCGGCCGCGAAGGCCGCGCGCGAGGCTCAGAAGTCCCATGGCTGACCCGACTGACCGCGAGCTGATCGAGTGGCTCGACGCGCGCACGCTGATCAATCCATCGCTCCACCCAGAGCACCTGGGTGAGACGGTGATGTCCGCGTTCCTTCCGATCGCGTGCCCGCTCAGCGAAGGCGAATACGGATCCCTCCGAGACATCCTCACCGCGGCGATGCGCGCCGCGCAGAGCTCCTCCCATGGCTGACCGTACCGCCGGCGCGCGCGCCGTCTCCTCCCTCGCCGACTTCGCGCGCTCCCTCGTGCCGCGCCGCACCGCGACCACGGCGCCTAACGCGTCGGGGCCGACGTCGCTGCTCGCGTCCGAGCCGAAGCGGCTGATCAGCGACCCCAAGGCGTTCTTCGGCGCCGGCGAGCCGCTCGCGCCGATCGCGCCGCCCGAGACCGCGGGCCGGCAGTTCGACTACCCGTACGCGTACAACCGCCAGGCGCGCCCGCGCTCGACGGAGGGCGTGTCGTTCGCGCAGCTGCGCGCGCTCGCCGACGCGCACGACCTCACGCGCCTCGCGATCGAGACGCGCAAGGATCAGATGGAGCGCGTCGAGTGGGAGATCACGCGCGTCGACGGCGAGGAGGGCGAGGCGCCCGACGCGATCACGCAGTTCGTGCGGCGCCCCGATCGCGACAACGATTGGGCGACGTGGCTCCGCATGCTGCTCGAGGAGATGTTCGTTCCCGACGCGACGAGCCTCTACCTGCGCCGCACGTTAGGCGGCGCATTCTACGCCGCGGAGCTCATCGACGGCACGACCATCACGCCGCTCGTCGACGACACGGGGCGGCGCCCGATGGCCCCGGCGCCCGCGTACCAGCAGATCCTGAAGGGCGTCGCCGCGGTCGACTACACGCGCGACGAGCTGCTCTACCTGCCGCGCAACCCGCGCGTGCACAAGCTCTACGGGTACAGCCCCGTGGAGCAGATCATCGTCACGATCAACCTCGCGCTCAGGCGGCAGACGCACCAGCTCGCGTACTACGACGACAGCAACATGCCGCCGGCCCTCGCCAACGTGCCCGAGGACTGGACGGCGGAGATGATCAAGGAGTTCCAGGCGTACTTCGACTACCTGCTCACCGGCGACGCCGCCGAGCGCTCGAAGCTCCGCTTCGTGCCCGGCAAGACGCAGGTGCAGTTGCTGCAGACCGCGCCGCTGTTCGACGCGTTCGCCGAAGAGTGGCTCGCGCGCGTCGTGTGTTACGCGTTCTCGCTGCCGCCCACCGCGTTCGCGCGGCAGACCAACCGCGCGACCGCCGAGACCGTGCAGGACGCCGCGGAAGACGAGGGGCTCGCGCCGCTCATGCGCTGGGTGAAGGGCGTGATGGACCGCCTCATCCAGGCGCCCGAGGCGCTCAATCAGCCCGCGTGGCAGTTCTCGTGGAAGCTGGAGCGTCCGCTGCAGCCGGAGACGCAGGCCGCGATCGACGTGCAGTACATCGCCGCCGGCGTGCGCAGCGCGGACGACGTCGCGCAGGAGCGCTTCAACAAGCCCGCGCCGAAGCCGGCGCCCGAACCGACCACGCCAGCGAGCGGCACCGATCCGAACGCCACGGAGGATCCGAAGGATCCGAAGGATCCGAACACGCCGGACGCGCAGCGCGCTGAGGCGGCGAAGGCAGCAGACGCTGCCGGGAGGTCCCTTCGGCGCGACCGGCGTTGGTATTGACGCTGGTATTGACGCTGGTATTGAGCCTGTCGAGAAGCGCGCGCGGACGCTGAAGCCGATCAATCGCAACCGCCGCGCAGTCCAGGGGCCGCGCCGGCGGCTGCGCGACGCGCTCACCGCGTTCCTCGCCGACCGCGCGCAATCGCTCGCGACGCAGATCCATCACGCGGTGCTCGTGCACGGTGGCTCGACGAAGGTCGCCGGCGGCAAACTTTACACCGAACTAGACACCGAACCGAACACCGAACTGAACACGGAGCTGCGGAAGGACGACGACGGCGCCACCCTCGACGGCGACGTGGTCGACGAGATCCTGCGCGCGCTGGACTTCAGCGACTGGGCACACGTCGTCCCCGACGTCGAAGCGATCTTGGTCGACGTGCTCTCCGCCGGGCACGCCGCGGGGCTCGCGCAGCTCGGCGTGCCCGCGCTGCCGGAGATCACCGGGCAGGCGAACGCCGCCGCGATCGTGTGGGCACACGCGCGCGCCGCGGAGCTGGTCGGCATGCGCTGGGACGGCAACGTCCTCGTGCCGAACTCCGACGCGCGGTGGGTGATCACGGACAGCACGCGCGCGTCGCTGCGCAATGACGTCGTGCAGGCGCTCGAGGAGGGCTGGTCGAACGACCGGCTCGCGGCGGCACTCGAGGAGAGTTACGCGTTCAGCGCCGATCGCGCGGACACGATCGCGCGCACGGAGACGGCGCGCGCGGACGTGGAGGGCAACCTCGAGGCGTACCGCGCGAGCGGCGAGGTGACCGGCAAGCGCTGGATCCTCGGCTCGGAGCACGACGGCGCCGACGAGTGCGACACGGCCGCGGCGATGGGCGTGGTGCCGTTAGACTCCGACTTCGGCGGCATCGGGGATCCGCCGGCGCATCCTGCGTGTCGATGCGACGTTTCCCCTGAGCTCGCGGAGGAGTGAGGCGATGAGCGACGTCTTCGACGCGATGTTCGACATGCTGATGGAGCATAAGGCGCGTCACGGTCCCGGCATTGAGCGCGAGTATCGCGCGGCCCCCGACGCCTATGACGCGATTCAGGCGGCGGCGCGGGAGCGCTGGCCGAAGTTCGGACGCGGCGAGCGCGGCGAGATCCTGCGATTTCAGGACGTGCCGATCGTGTACGACCTGCGGCTCGACGCCGGCATCATCTACGTCCGGAGCGAGCAACGCATAGCCGGGGTGTACATCACGTCCGGAACATTGGCCGGCATCTATCTCGGGGAAATCATCGGGACCGTGCACCTGGATCCACCGAAGCTCCTGTGAGTCCCGCAACGCGAACGCCGATCAATCGTCCTCTGTTTGACACGCCCTCGCCAGGGCTCTAACGTGCAGGAGGGCCGGCCGGGCCCGCGCACCGCGCAACCGGCCACACGTCGCACGACGTAGTACCACAACCGAGCACGCAGCCTCACGGGCCGCACCGCACTCCCTCACCGGAGTGCCGTGCGGCCCGTTTTTCGTTCCCCCCGGAGCCACACGCATGGCGAAGCGACTGCTCTTCGTCCCGATCACCAAAGTCGACGTCGAGAAGCGAGAGGTCTGGGGTCAGGCCGTCGCCGAAGTCGCCGACAAGAGCGGCGAGATCTTCGACTACGACGGATCCCGCCCCTACTTCGACGACTGGTCCGCCGCGTTCGAGAAGGCCACCGACGGCAAGAGCCTCGGGAACATCCGCGCGATGCACGGCAAGGTCGCCGCGGGCAAGGTGATCGCCTACCTCCCGAACGACGCCGAGAAGGTGATCGACATCGGCACGAAGATCGTCGACGACGCCGAATGGGCGAAGGTCGAGGAGGGCGTCTACACCGGCTTCTCGATCGGCGGCGATTACGTGAAGCGGTGGAAGGACGGGGCGGGGCTGACGCGCTACATCGCGCAGCCCTCCGAGATCTCCATCGTGGACAACCCGTGCGTGCCGACCGCGACGTTCTCCGTCATCAAGGCGGACGGCGTCACGGAAGAGCGCGCGTTCGCGCCGTCCCTCGCCGAGCCGCTCCGCAAAGGGCTCTGGTCCGTCGCGCGGCTCGCCTCGCTACTGCAGGACGTGCAGTGGCTCGCCAGTGACGAGGCCTGGGACGCCGAGATCGAAGGGGACGGCTCGCCGATCCCCGCGCAGCTCCGCGACTGGCTGTCGCAAGGCGTGACGATCCTCTCCGCCATGGTCACCGAGGAAGGCGCCGAAGCGGTGGCCGATCTGCCTGGTGACGACGTCGCCGACGTCGAGACGGTCGACGTGGTGGAGCTCTCCGCCCCGTCTGGCGACGTCGAGAAGGCGGCGACGCCGGAGACGCCCGCGGCCGACCCGATCAAGCCGCCGGCGCCAGCGAGCGACGACGAGCGCATCGCCGCCATCGTCGCGAAGGCCCTCGGCGCGTCGCGTGAGGCCGAAAAGGCCGCGGACCTCGCCAAGGCGATCGACGCCGCCGTCGAGAAGGCCACCGGCGCGCTGCGCACGGAGCTCGCCGACACGCGCGCGGCGCTCGACGCGCTCAAGGCGCACCCCGCCGCGCCCAAGGGCGCTGTGCGGGCGGTGCCCGTTCCGAAGGTCGTGGACTCGGTGAACCCGAAGACCGACCCCGCCCCCGCCGCGGATCCTGTCGAAGTCGCGAAGGCGAGGGACACCATCGCGATGATCCCCGGCCTGAGCGTCCGCAAGTCCTGACGCGCCGTCGTTAGGCACTGTCGTTCGGCAGTGCCTAACAGCCGCGCGTCACCCGCCCCTCCCTCCCCTCCGCTCGTCCCCTCCGCTCCCCTGTAGAGACGTATCATGTTCACCGAACAGCAGACGATCGAGCTGCTCAACAAGGCGCTCCAGTCGCCCAGCGACGCGCTGGCCCGCGACCTCATCATCGGTCGCCTCAACAAGAGCGCCACGCAGGCCACCGGCCTCGTCGCGTTCGACCTCGAGGCGCCGGCCCGCACGCTGATCAACGTCCTGACGTCGATCCGCAACCGCATCGCGCGCGTCGGCGGCGGCACGGGCCTGATGGCGAACTGGAAGATGATCACCTCGGTGAACTCGCCGCGGCAGGGCGCCGGCGTCTCCGAGGGGAACCGCGGCGCCGTGATCAACACGACGTCCGTCGACAAGAGCGTCAGCTACCG